GTCTATGAGGTCGTTACGGTCACCCCGGTCGGACTCTGTGACCCTCGTTATGTAAGCATCGTAAGAAGTGGAACCACCGCTGAAAGTCCGTTCGCCGTAGTTGTTGACAGTTGAAGAGGTGCGTATGTCCACCGTGTCGGGTGTCATGTTGACTTTCAAGTCTGTCCAAAACTGGTCGGTGACAGCGGCCATTGCTAGTTGCTCGCCGGAGCGACATCTTTAATGCCTCCCCTGTCCATGTTTTCAAACTGGCCGGATGAGAACCACGGGTCAACTCGGTTGCTGTTGTCGCGGTCAATGTTTTTGTCGCTGATAGAAATCCCGCCCGCGTATGGAGTGGGTACTGAGCCTTCACGGTCAGCGAGCGTTTTGAGTTCTTCGGCTTGAAGCCGGTACGCCTTGGCTTTCTGCGACATAGAGACTTTGAGGTCACCCACCGACTGGTCGGCGAGGCGGGAGAACTTAGAAGCAATGGTGAGGCAGCAACGGACAGCGGCATCGTAAACCCCGGTCGTGGCGGTAGCCGAGCCGGTGACTTCTTTATTCAGCCACGCGATTTCTTCGTCGTTGATGAGTTGGTCGTTGGTGTCGGTGTCGCCGCACAGGAAACGGATTGCGTCTCTTGCGTTTGCGTCGGGGTCACCCCCGTAAGTCCATGTCATTTTGTTTCTCCGATAGAACGAGTGTTCGGTGTATGAAACGGGCAAAGGCCGGAGCCAACCGGAAACCCGGCGGCTCCGGCCTTACGCCGTTCAACTATGTTGGGACGTTTGTCTAGGCGACTACGTTTGAGAAGAAATACCCGAGGGCAGAACTCACAACTTTGAAGTCCCATGCTGACTGGATTTCAATCCGGTCAGAACGCAAGTGATCCATACGGAAACGACTCACGGCAGTTGAGGTGCCGAGGCCACCGGATTGGGCTAGGCCAGTCCAAGTGAAGTTGTACCCAGCGGTTGGTGTCAGCAATGAAGCCGACGGAGCCGAGTAGCAAAGCAAGGCATCTTTGTCACCGATTTGACTGTAGGCGGCAGTTGCGCCTTCAGCAGCGGTGTTTTGGATGGAACGCATAACGAGGACACGCTCAACGCCCAACACTTTGGCCATAAGGTCGGTGGTGATGGATTCGCTGGACGTGTACTTGAAACGGTCAATGATGTCGCTGTGGTTCTTGAGTTGCGAGAACACGGCGTATGACATGACCAAAGTGTTGGGCAGCATTCCGGTGTCGGTCAAAACGGCGTTGATGCCGGTCTGAACATCCGAGATGGGAGTGGAGCCAGAGGCTGACCACAGGGTGCCGGGTGTTACGTCGGTGTCCCAAATGCTGGTGCCGAAAAAGTTGGTTGCCCAATCTTTTTCTTGACGGATCAGCATTTGGTTTGCGATGTAACGGGTGGCATCAGCATCTGGTGCTAATGGGTTGTCTGAGTTGGCACGAACCTGATCGCCGATGTCCTTATGAAGGGCATAAACGCTAGATGAGTAAGTGCTGGTTGACAGGCCGTAACCGGAACCCGCTGACTCGGTGCCATCGGCACGAACCTGAGCGGTATCACGGAAAAAGTCTGCTTGGCTGTATGTGTAGAACTTGTCGCTCTGTTTGCTTACCGGTACCGATGGGAACACCATTGGCGCAACAAAGTTTGCTGCGTCTTGGGCGAAAGCCACCGAAATGTTGGTGAGTACGGAGTCAACATGAACGTCTGTTTGGGTGGGCTGAGGCATTTTAGTTCAGTCCTTCCTTAGGCCGCACGGCCATTAGAGATGTTGATAAGGGCAGTTGAGGTTTCACCTGCGGACGCAGCGGTAATCGCTTGCCCGGCAACCGTTACGGTCGTTTCGGTTCCACGCACAACTGGTTGCGCCTGCGAATCAGCGGAGGTGCCAATCACATCACCGGCAGCGAGGGTTGCGTCAGCAACAATCTTGCTGATACCGAAGATACAGATTTCAGCAGCCCCACCTGATGCGGGAGTGTTTTGTAAAACACCGACGGGTACATCGGTAACTGCGTCGCAGACGTTTACCGTTGTTGCCGAAGCGAGTTTCACGAAGTGGTATTGTTTGGCAGATAAGTCAGCGGCAGCGGTTAAGTTACCGAAACAAATCTGGGATGCTTCGTAGGCCATGTTTAGGCTTCCTTTTCTTGGATGTAAGCAGCGTAGACATCGGGGTGGGCTTCAGCAGCCTTGCCGATTCCGTCTGCGATGGTCTTTGCGTCGCCAGCGTCAACAAGTCCTTTGGCCAAACCTTCAAGTTTGTCCCAAGCGGAAGCGTCTTCGCTGGTTTCTTCGGTGCCGACTTCTTTGAGGACATCGGCTTCGCCAAGAGCGGTGACGCACTTGTCTAGGATGGACTCAATGATTTCAGCGTGTTCAGGTGATTCGGTGTGGAGCGCACGAAGGACAGGGGCGAACTCTTCTGGAGTTACGCCGGGCAGGGTTGCCCAGTCTTCAACACGAGCGGTTGCTTTTTCCATGTCACGTTCGGCGGTCAAAGCAGCGTTAGCGGCCTCGGCAGCGTCCAATGATTTCTGAAGAGTGTCTACGCTTTTTTGGAGCGCATCCATGTTCAGGGAGTCGGCTTCCTTCTCCACAACCTCATCAGAGGTTTCTTCATGGGTTAGTTCCATGTTTGATTCTCCGTTGTTGTTGTTGGTCATCGCCTCGGCAGCATCGGCGAGTGCTTTTTCCAGCGGGTCGGTGCTTGACTTCAGCACTAGCCAACCTTCGTGAAGATTCGCAGGATGGTCAACGCCGCTGATCTCGTTGAGATCAAGTTCAATCAGTTGGGTTGATGTTGCCATACGTTTCTCCGGGTGCTTACGAGGATGTTGAAATCATAGATGGGTGTGGGGCGGGATGGGTGACGGTTACAGGTTGTCGCCTTTTCCCCGGTGCCAGCCTTCGTGTTCGGCGAGCCGTTCGGCGGTGTGGTCAAGTTTTTTGTCAATAGATTCGGTTCGTTTGTCAATGCTTTTCAGGACTGAAAAGTTGGTGTCGTGGGCGGTGCCGTTTTCCTTGCGGATGCGGGCGGTCAGCATCGCGAAGATGCCTGAAATGAATGCCACAGATGCGGCTCCTACTGCTGCCACTAGTTGAGAGGTCATTGGGTGATTGTCCTTGTCGGTTCGGCGAGGCCGGTGTTGAGCAGGTCGGATGTGAGGGAGTCGCCTGCCGGGTTGAAAATGTCGCCGGTGATGGTGCGATGGTTTTCGTGGAAGATTTGGACAATGAACTGGCCGTCCTCTTTAACCCAATCGGTGGCGAACTGGTGAGCAGCGTGACCAGCAGCGTGTTCGGTTGGGTCGTCGGCAAGAATGGAGGCGCAGTCTATGTTTAGGAGAAGTCGTGTTCGCATGGTGATTCCGAAGCCGAGGTTGATGGCGAGGTCTAGTTCGGTTGGTGAGTGAACGTGGATGATGTCGGTTGGGTGGATGCGAATGCTGTCGTCTGAGAACATGGTTGTGATGCTAGTTGGTTTGGGTGGTGTTGGTTGCCCAAAAGAAATCTTGAAGAAATCCAAACAATCCGCATTATTGCCACCTAACCCGCCCTAGGTGCTGCTATGGTGACGTTATGAAAAACAACCACACCAAAAACAACCAACAAGGAGAACAGAAATGAACCCATATTTAGTTCAAGTTTGGGACATAAAAAACCAGACCTACTTAGAAACAAAATCATTCACTTCAAAGCGTCAAGCGTTTAAGTACGCAGAAGCGATGAGAAGCACCGGCGATGGGTACGAATACAGCGCCCACGTTTACGAATATCTGCCAACCGAAATAGGCTAACCAACAACAAGGAGAAACAAAAATGAGTAACCCATACGACCTGATGGAGGCCGCTACCGAAGCGAGCCGGGTAATGAAAGCAGCGTGGCCTACCGTCGCTGAACACAACGAGCGTCGCAAGTATCATTGCGAACACGACACCTACACCGGGACACCCAGCGGCGCAGACCTCATGTGCCAATGGTGCGAAGACGGGGTACCTGCCGACGAGTGGTCAGCCATGATGCGTGAAGCGCAACTATGCGAAGCCCTCAACGTGCTTATCGCAGCAGCGGTCACGAACGCTGTTGAAACCGTCTAATGATTCCGCAACGCATTCGGGTCGCTGCCGCCCTCGCCATAACGGTGGGGTGCGGCAGCGTTCAAGTAGCCCCCGGGCTGTCTGGTGAGCCTCTACTGCCCTCTAAGGCTGCCCCGGTGATTGAAGCCGACTGGCCGGTGTGGATTCCTGACCCTCTGCCGACTGTGACACACCCACCCATAGAGTCAACGACGACAACGACGACGGTGGTTCTTCCCGCAACACTCAGCGAACTGATTGACCGATACTTTGACCCAGCCGACCGAGCGTGGGCGTTACGAGTGGCGTTCTGTGAATCGTCGGCGCAACCC